GCAAAAAATACATTGATGCATATCCGCGATTTTATAATCAATTGGTTTACATAAATAAAAAAATCTGGGATTTCACCGATGAAATCAAAACCATGGACGCAATAAAAACTCCCGAAACATATGCCCAAATATCTTCGAATATTTTTGCATTTAACCAAAAACGATTCCGTTTGAAAAAGTATTTCAACGATTTGAATAATTCGTCCATCAAAGAACAAAAAAGTTATGCCGAAGATGTTTGCATTGTAAAAAACATAAATGGAAAATTAGATGTTCTCGGGTTTCTTTGCATAGAATATGATGCCGTATATATAACGGAGTCTCAAGAAGTGCTTCCAAATCCGAACCTCCATTTTTTTACGGGGGAAATGCCTTCATATCCCATCATTGATTTGGACACGACCACTTTTGAAATACCAGAGGTGTTCCGGTTTCCACCAATTCACTATAGTGCATCTGGATTATTGGGGGATTTCATAACCCAGTTGTCAGTTATTTGCGAGAATTATCATAAAACTGGGCAAAAGGGTATCCTTACAATGACGAACACGATTCCTTTCCGCAAAGGTCTTCACGCCACTTACAAAGATATTGAGACGATAGTCAAATCACAACCGTATATCCAAGAATTCACAATAGACGCGCCAAGTATTTGCGATATTTATTTGAGCAGTTGGAGAGAAAGTAGTCTGTTGTATAAAGTAAATTGGTATGAACTTCTTTTGCGCGAATATGGCACACAATTTGGCAAACATAAGTGGATTCATGTAGAGAAACGCGCAGAATGGAATTCCAAAGTGATTATTCACATTGTTCAATACCGGTTTCCCAAATATCTGGATTATTCTGAAATAGCTAGTGAACACGGAATCGAGAACATTGTGTTTTTGGCAATAGAGGAAACTGATTATGCATTTTTTGTGGAAAAAACGGGTATTATTATACCCACGGTTTATACTCCACCATCGTTTGATGCGCTGTGTGTTGCAATTAATTCGTGCAAACTGTTTGTGGGTGCACTGTCAATGCCGCTGACAATCGCACATGCGTGTCAAGTTCCACGTATTATTGGATTTTCGGGTGGCAATGATGATTTTTTCAATATCGGACTTTGCTAGCAATAAAGCGATAGATTTTTACAATGAATATGCAGATTGAAAATGGGTATTTCAGAATCATTGATTTTTATAAATGGTTTATCCATTTTCCAAATTATAGTTCCTTCGTCCTTGTATTTTATCACGCACGTTTCGTTGACAAATCCGCGTGTATCTCCGCTGGTGTTTCGCGGGTCTACACCTCCCACGAGCTGCCCAATGGCAGCCGCATCAAATATATATTTTTTGTAGCCGTTGGTCACAAAAGCCCTTTCCATAGTTGAGTTGTCGGTCACAAATATTGGCAAATTCTGGATAAGCCCCGTCCGTTTCCGAATTTCGCTGAAATTATACATGTCGTTTTTTCCAAAATCATAGTGTCTCAGGATTTGTCCGAAAATGTCGGCATCTGGAATATAAACAATACTTGCAATATTTCTCTCATATGTGTCGAACGGAATATGGAGTTTTTTATCGACAACCAATTCTTCATCAACGTTGTAATATAGAAGGACGTCATTCTCTATATGGATGACATCTTTAACACCATACTTCAGCATGAATGCATGAATTACGAAAAACCTGGCCGAAGTGTGATACCAGAACCCGCCGCGAAACTCTTTGTCCAATGTGGAACACTGTTTGAATCGAAATGGGTCATCCAATGTCTCTACGGCCACCAGATGTAAGAATTGGGAAAAAGGTTCGAATTCGGGAATCAAATGTTCATTTGTCAAAACGTAAATCTCAGTATGTCCTAATCGCAAAAGTTGTGCAATGTTTGTCAAAATGTATTCCTGGAAATTCTCTAAACAAACTAATACTAGAGAGAACATTATTACTCTATCGTTGAAAATTAAATATAAAAAATAAACGATATGTAATAAAAATGGTTGATTTTATGAATGGTGAACGTTTCCAACAAATCGCGGAAATGTATTTGGGAACAGCCGGTGATTTTCTCTACAATCCCCTCATTTTCGAACAAATGGAAAAACACCAGATTCTGGATGATATTGATGGACCCTTTGATAATCCGCCGACCCTTTTTTTATATGCACATTTGCTTGAACCATTTTCCAAAAAGTTGCAGCATTTTAGGAATCCATTTACTTTGATTACCCACAACTCGGATTTTAATTTACTCGAATCGGACCCTACCATTAAAAAAATCTTGGAATCGGAGACCGTGGTTTGCTGGTGGGGACAAATCTCTGTTTTATCCATCCTAAAATGCGGATTCTGCCAATCGGTTTGGCCAATACCATGTGGGACCACGGCAAAATAGAGAATTATATAATTGATTCCACAAATAAATCCGAAGACATTTATTTCAACTTTAATATTTACACGAACCGAGAGAAAAGAGAAGCGTGTTATAATGTGTTCAAAGACCAACTTGAGTTTTTGCCGATGCTACCTGTTGCCCAAAACGTGAACCGCTTAGCGAAATACAAATGGTGCATTTGTCCGGAAGGGAATGGCGTAGACACACACCGGTTATGGGAGGCCATGTATTTAGGATGTGTTCCGATTGTTCTAAGAAGTCCGTTTATTGATGCATTGATGCACTATACGGAAGGAGAATTGCCGATTTATGTGGTGGATTCGTGGAATAACCTTGAATTACCCGATTATTCCAAGTATCAATTTGACAGCAAATGGCTCAAAATGAGTTATTTTACAAAAAATATTTTGCAAAAAAAATAAAAAAATTATTCATTTATTGTAAATAAATGAATAAAAAAGAGCTTCAACAAAAAATTGCAGACCTTCATAACCAAAAATATTTATTCGATTACTATGCGCAAATAGAAGAAGACCATGCAGAAATTGCGCGACTTGAGAAAGAAATAATGTATTTGGAAGACAGAGAGAAAAATGAAAAAAACGCATTGTTGCAGAAAAAAGACCCATTGCGAAGATTCATTCGTCGCGCATAAAATGATGATGGGAAATATAATTGAGGTCCCTGGTAAAATCAAGTTTTCGCACATTTTCCCAGCATAATTCACGCACTTCAATTTCATCTGGATGAAATTTGCAAACGTAATTGAAATACAATTCGTATTCGGATGCGCCCGACCCAATTCCGTGGCGCAGCCACGGTTCCACCTTTTCCAGAAAGGTTTTCCAGAAAGGTTTTTGTTTATCTACCAGTTCAAACAACTCTTTGATAATTCTGGTCTCAAACATCATGTGGTGACAAATTCCAGATAATTCATAGACGCGCGTGAAATCCGGATGAAGTCTCTGCATATGGTCAAAATAATGGCAGTGGTATTCTCTCCCGAAATTGTATTGGCACTGGTTTTCCGAATTGATGAAGTGAGTTGGTTTCAAAAAGAATGTATCTGCGTCAATGACCAAATATCGGTCCAAGATTCCGGGTATTATGATGCCCGCATACAGCTTGATGAGTTGTTGGAGATACCAGCCATTTCGTTTATCTTTGCCATGGTAAATGGCAATTTGGTCAAAAAAGGGGAAAATGGATTCGTCAATGATGATGCAATCACTACAAATAAATCCTGGAATGGGTGTGACAATATAAATATTCCGCAATCCAATGACATTGGTTTTGGTGCATTCAATTTGTTTCTCTATGTTTTGCAAATCGTTGGGACCTAGCGGAATCACTACGTCGAACATTATGTAAAAATATAAACCAAAATCTTTATATTTTTATTTTTTTACTTCTTGGATTTCTTTTTTTTAGGCTTGTCATTTTTGAAAAGCGTAACTAGTTCGTCTTCAGTCAACGGTACTACATTTGGTGGCGGTGGTCGAAGACCCGACTTCTCCTGCTTCTCGTCGCCAATCTTTACCATAATGTTTTTATTTGTGGATGAGGGCGTTGCAACAGAGGGCGTTGCAACAGAGGGCGTTGCAACAGAGGGCGTTGCAACAGAAGCTAAAGCCTCCCTCATCTTTCTCTCTTCCATCTTCTTTCGCAACCTCTCTTTCATAGCTGATTGTTTACCCATTTGAGCGACCGTGTTTGCATTGAGTCCAGCGCCCGCTGCCATATTCTTGAACATCTTGGCAAATGGACCGTTTGTGAAATTCTTGATGAAATCCTCGCCTCCGCCCATTTCTTTGAATTTCTCTACAAGTGTCGCAACTTCTTTCATTAGCTCTTCTTGGGAAATATCGCCATTTTTCATTTTATTCTGGAGTTTGTCTGTGATTTTTTTCATAATTCCCATCAATTTCTTAGGGTCTTTCATTAACTGGGCCATGATTTCCTTGATGGATTTGTCCTTGGTTTCCTCATTTTCGTCAAAAACGTCCTTTAGGTCACCAGTGAATTCTTCGGTCAACTCTTTCGCCAACTTTCCCAACTTACCCTCCATTAAGATTTTCATATGCTCTTGGATAATTTCGGGTTTAGGTAGCTTGAAACCTTTGGGTAAGGAACCCGACGGCAAATGACCATGTTCCGATGATGGGTCTGACGACGGGTCCGATGATTCATAGTCTTGTTCTTGCGAACCCATGCCTTTGAAAAAATCTTCTAATCCAGCCATCGTTTCTTTCATCTTATCTTGCAAATCGGTCTCGTTCATTGACTCAAACATATCCAATGTGTCGCCAAAATTAGTAGTATCCTTGACGGAACCAAGCACTGTAAATAACAAAAGTTGCAAATACTTCCACATGGAGGTCTTGGTTCCCTCACTGACGCCAGCACAATTGAACAAAAGTTTAAAATCCACATCGGGCAAAAACATCACATTTGCATCGGACTCTGGACTGAAAATATCCATATTGGAATTCATAATATCAAAAAATCTCTCCGGGAAAACGGACATAAAATGCTGGTTTAGCTTTTCGTATTCGGCATCGTCGGCTGTTAACCACCTTTCCCACAAAAATGCATACTCGGGGAAAACCTTGGTCAAATCATTGGTGAAATCAATGATGATGGAACGAAGATTTTTATCACTCATTTTGATATATTTAGTATTCGTATTGTTTTTATATTGTAATTATTCCAAATAAATACAATTTATTTTCTGGATTTCTTTGACCTCTTGTATCTCTTAGTCCTTTTTACTCTCTTAGTCTTTCTGTTTCCTTTTGCATCACCCGATTTTACCTCAAAAAATATACACTTACATAATTTGTCTGTAATTTTTTTTATTTTTTCTTCTGTTCGATTATTAGCGCAACTGGTTTCTATAACGTCACCAAATCCAATAATATAGTGGTATATCATGTAAAATGGATGTATAGCTTTATCACATATGGTTGAATTATTTGCAAAAAAAGTTACCATTTTTTGTATTTTTTCATAATTTAAATGTTTCTCTACGATGCTTTGCACAAATTTTATATCACGCCATTTACTCAAATGTGCAAGAAATAATGTTAGCATAAATATCTGTGCATTATCGACTAACTCTTTGTTTGATAAATCAATTTTTATAAAAAAACTGGGGTCAAAATCTAATGCAATAATATCTATCAACAAACCATTTGGAGCAATTTTTGTGCATGTATTTGCAGATTTCATATCTGTATTTATGTATCCATTTTCAGCAATTCTTACCGTTAAATTAACAATTTTTTCAAACACATTTTCATCTATGTATGGAAGATTATTCAAAATTATTCCATTATAATTATATGTTCCATTATCATTCTCTGAAACACCTTGAAGTTGTTCAGAATATAAATCAATGTAAGTATTCAGGGACATTCCACATTTTTCTTGTAAAATATACATTTTTCCTT